ATCCAAGAGATTTTAATCGAGCTTATATATTATGACCGAAGAACCAGCTGCTAGAAAAAGAGCAAGATTAGAGAAAATGAAAGGTAGACACAGAGCCAAAATTGAAATTTTAAATGAGATTTTAAATTGGATTGAACTTGGAAAAAGTTTTGAAGATATACAACATCATTGTAGTCTTAGTATAGATTACCACGATATGCAGGTAGAAGTTATAAAAGAACAGATTCGAAGTTTATTTGTACCAGAAGAAAATGGAGAAGTTTAATGAACTGTTGGCACTGTAACAAAGAATTAATTTGGGGTGGAGATCACGACACTGAAGATAATGAGGACTATGATATTGTAAGTAATTTATCTTGTCCTAACTGTCATACAGCTGTTGATGTTTGGCATCCATCTGAAAAATTAATAAAAGAATATAAAGATTATGAGGAGAAAAAAAATGACAAATAAAGAAATATTTAAGAAAGCTACTTATGATTCGTTAGATAAGCAGGTAGGCGGGAAGCACTACCAAAATATGAAAATTCAACCCGCAGAATTTATAAACGAAAACAAGTTGCTTTTTGCAGAAGGCAACGCTATAAAATATATCTGTAGACATCAATCGAAGGGAAAAGAAGAGGACGTGAGAAAAGCTATACACTATTTAGAGATGGTTCTTGAAAGGGACTACGAATGAGAAGCACCCAAATACCGTTGTTTACTCCAGAAACGGAATGGGTAATGCCAGATGAACTTAAAGATTTAAAAGGTCATAAGGAAATAGCAATCGATTTAGAAACAAATGATCCTCATTTAATTACTTTAGGGTCAGGTAATGTCACCGGTAGAGGGCACATTGCTGGCGTTGCGGTGGCCGTAGAAGGCTGGGCAGGATACTTTCCAATACATCACGAGTCTGGTGGAAATATGGACAAAAATTTAGTTTTGTCTTGGCTACAAGATGTGTGTAATCAACCTGATACTACCTTTATATTTCACAATGCAATGTATGATGTCTGTTGGTTAAGATCAGCAGGGGTTACTGTTAAGGGTAAAATAGTTGACACTATGATTGCAGCGTCTTTGATAGATGAGAACAGAATGTCTTATGCATTAAATACGTTAGCTAAATTTTATGTAGGAATTGGTAAAGACGAAAGTGTCTTAACTGCTGCAGCAAAAGAATATGGATTAGATCCTAAAAAAGATATGTGGAGATTACCTGCGCTTTTTGTTGGACAGTACGCGGAACGTGATGCGGAAGCTACCTTAAAACTTTGGCAAAGATTAAAAGTAGAATTATACAATCAAGAATTAATGGATGTCTTTACATTGGAGACAAAACTATTTCCTTGTTTAGTGGATATGAGATTCAAAGGTGTAAGAGTTGATTTAGACAAAGCAGCTAATATCAAAAAAAATCTTATGCAACGAGAGTCTAAAATTGTTAGTAAAATCAAAGACTTAACAGGAGTTAACGTAGAAATACACGCAGCTCGAAGTATCGCAAAAGCGTTTGACAATTTAAAACTTCCATATGATAGGACAGAAAAAAGTAATGAGCCTAGCTTTACTAAAAACTTTTTACAAAACCATCCACACGAATTACCAAAACTAATTGCGGATGCAAGAGAGATTAACAAAGCGCATACAACTTTTATAGATTCGATTACTAAACACGCAGTCGATGGAAGAATACACGCAGACATAAATCAAATACGATCAGACCAAGGTGGAACCGTGACAGGTAGATTCTCTATGAGCAATCCAAACTTACAGCAGATTCCAGCGAGGCATCCGGAACTCGGACCGATGATTAGATCTATTTTTATTCCAGAAGAGAAAACGGTTTGGGGATCGTTTGACTACTCACAACAAGAACCTAGAATTTTAGTACACTATGCAAAGTTACAAAACTTAAATGGTGTTGATGAAATTGTAGATGCATACAATGCAGGGGACGCAGACTTCCACCAGGTGGTTGCAGATATGGCAGGCATTGAACGTAAGCAGGCCAAAACAATTAACTTGGGTTTGATGTACGGTATGGGTAAAAATAAATTAATGGCAGAGCTAGGACTAATGAAAGATTCTGCAGAAAAATTAATAAAACAATATCATACTAAAGCACCATTTGTAAAACAACTGATGGACAATGTATCTCGTAAAGCAAATGATCGTGGTAAGATTAGAACTTTAGGTGGTCGGGCCTGTCATTTTGATTTATGGCAACCGGTACAGTTTGGAGTCTTTAAACCTTTACCACTTGAGATGGCTAGAAAAGAATATGATGAACCTTTGAAGCGTGCGTTTACTTATAAAGCTTTAAACAAATTAATACAAGGATCAGCAGCTGATATGACAAAAAAGTCTATGGTAGCACTATATGAAAATGGTATAATACCTCACATTCAAATTCACGATGAGGTGGATATCTCTGTTGAATCTGATAAAAAGGCAGAACAAATAATTAATATTATGGAGTCTGCGGTGGAACTACAAGTTCCAAACAAAGTTGATTATGAAAAAGGCAACAACTGGGGTGAAATTAAATAATGGCATACTTAAATGCAAACATACCAACTGTCTACGCACAAATTAGAAAGGAATATTTATATGATCTTAAAAAAGGCCACGGAGAAGTTGAAGAGTGTATTATCTTTGGTATTACTAGTATGGGGGGCCGTGCTATATTATTTCACGCTCTTATGGCTAACGGTGCAATATTTTATCGCCTACCAATTAGCGCGTTTATTCAAAAAGGATTTGACCCATCCGGAGTGCCCACAAGACGACTTGATGAATTGGAGCTTTGGAATTGTTTTTCTTATTATCCTACTGTCACTCATTGGTCTATCTTAAGCGCAGCTTCGGGTTATTATTTTGGTAAAGATAAAAAAAAACATCACGGTACATACTTATTTACTGTTGACTGGGGACACCCAGATGCTAATATACTAGATACCGATCATTCGGAAATACCGCACGAACATAAGTGCGCACACATAATTGCTTTAGACGAAGGCAATTTTGCAGCACAACCAAACAATAGATGTATTTGGGACCTACCTTCCTTTACCGTGAAAGATAACACTCCGGATTGGAAAGTACAAACTAACGAATGGAATGTAGAAGATAGCGGCAAGTGGCGAACATCAGACACGGACGACTTCTTTTACGAAATTGAGGAAAAAAAAGATGATTGATAAAATTAAAGATAAAGCAATACATTGTTGGATGAACCACAAAGTATGTGTAATTATAATTGCAGTTATATTAGCAGCAGCAATTATACTGTAGGTTTTGTGAATGAACATTGCAGAACTATTCAAAAAGAATTTTGTATTAGTACCGGTTATAGCATCTGTGCTGTTCGGGACGTTCACTGGCGTTAAGTACGTAGTTAATTTAACAGACACCATCAACGCAAATCAATCAGAAATTATAGATCTTAAAAGAGATTTAAAAGTTGCTGAAGATAAAATTACAGATCAAAACACAAGATTAACTTCTGCAGAGTCTACTTGGCAGATGGCAGAAAATTTATACAGACAACTAGCAGATCAAGTTAGAGAACACGATTACGATATAAAAGATTTAAACCGATAGGATTTATGAACAATGGAGTATTGCAGGATGGATTACAGATTTACAGCAATATTGATTTTATTATTCATAGGTCTAACTATGTTTGCAAAGCCAGCATATCCTAGAAATGACTATCTTAATAATGGGACCAACACTTGCAGCACCGGTGATCTTTCAGTATCAGTAGAACAAAGAGATTCAGAAAATAGGTATAGACACTATGATTCTACTAACAATTATAACAGTCCTTCTGATGATAAATCCATACGTTTAACTTGGAGACACTATCTAGGTTCAGCCTGCACCGATGAATTTAAAGCTGTCCAACAAGAAAATATGGAACTAAAACAGCAGCTAGAATTGATGAAAATGTGTGGAAGAGTTAATAGTAATCCAACATTAAAACACAACCCTAGTTTTAATCTATTAGTATCTAAATGTGTTGGCGTTGCTCCAACAGGAAACAATACTAGACCCAATGATTCTAAAAGTTTGTGGGATGATATGAAAGATGGCTACAAAAAAGAGAACCCAGACCTTAAATTAATGGGAGATAAGATCATAGGACCTAGTAAAAGCAAATTGAAAATCCCACCAAAAG